TTTACAATTCTACAAATAGTATATGTTATTTCGGTAGATTCAGATACCCTTGCAATCTTTGGTAAAGATTCATAATAATCTAAAGCATCTTCTCTTGTGTCAAAATAATATGCACCATCTATAATTGCATTTCCATTTAACCATAATACAAGCACGTATTTTTCCATCTTATTCTGATTTATTTAGTTCGTGTTTTACTTGCTTCTCGGTAGCCATCACTAAAGCCTTTGACGTAATGCAGCTCAATCTCTTTCTTAATGCGGCTCAAATAAAGCGTTGCATCCATCAACTCCTCAAGCAAGTGGTTTATCCATTGGTCAAGCGTTAGGTCTTCTCGGTCTAATGTTGTTCCGTATTTCTTTAGCCCAGCGTTTGAGCGTTCGACGTATTTAGCTAGTACGCTTTTTACTATTTGGTCTTCTATTTCTTGTTTCATAGTATTTTTTTTATTTTAGTTGGTGTTTGTTCAAATTCAAATAAAACTTTTGCGGTTTCTATATTGGTTGATTTCCATATTGTTTGCCAACTTGAAAAAATTGAGTGTTTAACTTGAACTTGATAAGTTGTTTCGAAATATATTTCGGGAACAAAATTAAATTCAGCCTTTTCGTTTCTCGTTTTTTCTGGTGTTACTATTTCAACTAATCTGAATTTACTCATAGGAAATTGTAAAGGGTGTTATAATACTCGCGGCATAGTTCTACGCGGTCTTTTATTTCGTTTATTACTTGTTCGTCTTTTTCTACTTTAAAGACTTTTACCCGTCTGTTTAGCGGTATATGGTCGAATACGTGGCGCTTAAGTATTTCGTCGCGTAAGTCTAGGTCTTCTTCTAGAAGGTGTGCGTTCCAATGAGCTCGGCGTATTTCGTCTTCTACCATTTCGATAGGTGTGTTAACTAGGCAGTAAACTAGTAAAGCTTCTGTTTTACCAGTTAGTTCCATATAGCCTTGTAACTGGTAGTAGTAGTCTTTGGTAGGTATTTCTGTAGCAAAAAACGGAAAAGTAGTAGCATCCCAGCTAGACTTAACATCTAAAAGTATGTCGTCCGTGTTTACGTCTGGAGTTCCAGTCAAGAAGTCGTTTGTAAAGTGTTCTTCGTTCTTCCAAATTAGACCTAATTCTAGCGCTTTAGACGCCATTTCTATAGCTTCGCCTTCTACTAGGTTGCCTTTGTCTGTATAACGGCTGTAGAACGGCTTAATTACGCCGTATTTCGCACGCAGTACTTCTTCTTCTATGTAGGTTTTAGCTGTTTGGCTTAATAACTCCCCCTTTGTGCGGGGGTTAGTCATTATTTTTCCGATAGCCGAGCATCGTATCTTAAAAGCAGTCATAGGGCGTTTAGCATTTCGGTTTGTGAATCTGTTAACTGGAAGGTGCTAGTAATTTTTTCCTTCGTTACTTTGCCGTCTACGATAGCTTTTAGTGCTTCTTGAAAGCGTTTAGCGTCTATGCTAGGTAGTTTCTTTACTTGTTCGCCGCTTGCGTCCGTGTCTTTGTCGGTTACTAGACCTAGAGCCGCAGAAAGCGCATAGCGTCTGTAATAAGTTACGCCAGACCCAAAAGCTTGGTAGTCATTCATTCCCTTTAATGCAACGTAAGGAATAGCGCATTTGCTTTCTAGACTTTCGCCGCTTTCACAATGGAAAATAATAGTATTTACGTAGTTAGTGCTTTCGTCAGACGTTAGTACTTGCGTAAAGCCTAGCCCGTGTTTCTTTAGAAGCGGGTTAATTACTTCGAAAATCTTTGGTAAGTCAGCATATGAATAGCCGAAGCCTTGCGTTCCTTTGTGAATTACTGGTACTTCTTGCTGAAAAGCCGCAAGCGCTGTAAATAAGTGTTTCATAGTGTTTTGTTTTTAAACGTTATTTATATGCAAATATATACATATTTTTAATATACAAGCAAATTATTTTATTTTTCTAAAAAAACTTTCGTTGGTAGCAGAATTCCTTTACTGGTGTTGTCGTCCCCGCCTACTATGTCGCGGTTCGTGTTTACGTATTTACGGCAAAGTTCTTTTAATTTGTCCGTTTCAATAATAATTAGGTGGTAGTCGCTTAACCAGTAGCACCAGTAAGTTGCTTGCGTTGTACTTATACCGCTACGCTTACCCCTACTTTCGTACTCTACAAATATGTTCTTTGTTTCTATGGCCTTAAAGTCGCGTTTTACTTCTATTGTTTGGCCTATAAGTTCGCCTAGCATAGTTTCGTATTTCTGTCCTATTTCTAGGTCGTATTTAAAGTCGCTGTTATAGTTCATTTTAAGTCTTTCGTTTTTTGCTTGTATACGGCTATTATTTCTTTTATTTCTTCTACGCTCCAGCGCTTTTCTAGATGTGCGCGGCCTTGTAGTTCTATAAGTTTGTCTGCGCCTATTCGTTTTTCTATGCCTATCTGGTAGTTAAGAAGGTTACCAGACAGAAACGTGTTACAATGTTCGCATTGTAGGTGGCAATTATACTCATCAAAACGGACGTTTGAGTGTCCGCCTTGACTATAGTAGTGCCCGCAGTTCTTTTTCTTTGGTGGCTGGTTGCAAGAAATACACGGCTTGCCTTCGTCGCGTTTACGTATGTACGCGTTAAATACTTTTTGGGCTTCTTTAAGCCAGTCGCTAGTTGTTTTTAGTTCGTTAGTCCATTTCTTTTTCGTGTTTTTCCAACTGGCAGTCTTTACTTCTTCTACAAAGGCCTTAATACATTCGTCTTTTAAGCAGTATTTATGGTTGAAGCGGATAGGCTCGAACTTGTCTTTACAATTTTTACAGCGCGGCATAGTTAAAAATTACTTGTTTTTATTTCCATTTCTAGTTCTTGAACTTTACGCATAAGTTCAATGTTTCGGCGGGCTAGTACGTTATTCTCGCGGCTTATTGATAGCGCGTGTTCGTATAGGTCTGTAAACATTTGGTAAGCTTCTGTTAGTTCCTTTTCGGATTGTAGCGCACCAGTTATGTAAGCCTTTGCTTCTGGTCGTTTGGCTTCTATTTCGTTTCTAGCTATCTTAATTCGTTCTTTGATAGACCATAGATTAGCCTTTGTTTTAATTATAAGTAGTCCTAGTTCCATTAAAATTTAGTTTGGTGTTCTGGTTTGTAATATGTTCCCCTATTTGCGTAAACGCGGTTGCCTTTATAGTCCAACATATAGTACTGGTAGCGGTCTACGTCTAGAAACATTTTGTAAATTCCGTTTTTACTTACGCCTTTCGGCTTACTCTTTGCTACTTTTAGGTGTACTTCGTTTTTTTCTGCACCCGTTCCGTCGCCGTTAGCCAGTCCGTAAGGTGGTCGCCACGGAATTAACACGCTTAAACCTTTTCTAAACCATACTTGGCCACCCGCAAAGTCGCGAGCGCTAGGAATAGGAAAATAACTTACGTCTGTGCCAGCTATTGTTTTACCAGTTATCATAGGCTGGTCGCGAACGTGGTTAATAACGCAGTTATGTCGTCCAGTTTTACGTGCGTTCTTCCTTACCATTCCTAAAATGCGGCTTAAATACTTGTCTTCACGTCCCAAGTCGCTAGCTATGTATTCTTCGCTTAATTCATTCCAAGGGTCTATAGTAGTAGTATGTATTTTAATACCTTCTTTTTGCTCTATTTCGTCTATAAGGCTGTAGAATTTCGTAATAGTTAAGTCTTCGTCAATAGGGTCTATAACTATGAAGTGTTCGTTTACAAACATTTCAGCGCTTACTTGTTCGCCATTACTCATAGAGTTTTGACCTTGTACGTATGGCTTACCGATATATTTGTAGCATAGTTCTGCGTATATTTCCGCCGCGCTTCCAGTTTCTGGACTGAATATAGCGTGACGCCAGCCGTGTAAACACGAAAGGTTTATAAGAAACTCAAACCAAAGTTCTGTTTTACCGCTTGCGGGTGCCGAACCTATGTAAGTAGTACAGCCTTCTTTAATTGTAAAGGGTAACATATCCCAGTCCCAGCCTACGCTTTTACCTTTCACGTCTTTTTGTAAGCGTATTTCAAACATTTCGGCGTTTAAATTGTGTAGTCTAGTGTACATTTAGCAACCCTCCCAAGTATTTTGAATATTAAGTTTAATTTCTGCTATGTATGGTAGTGTATTTAAAAGAGTTGCTTTCCAGTTTAATATAACTTGTTTTTTACCTCCTTTATTTGTACACCAGTCATTCGCTTTCCAGCTTTCATATTTAAGTTTTAAATCTGTTTGGTTAACCAATGGCTTATTTTCAATAGCATATTTTAAAAACTCTTCAAATGTAGGTATAGATATATTCTTTATTTCTTTACCTTCTTCTATTGGTGTCGTTTGATTTTCTTTTGATTTTCTTTTGCGTTTCGTTTGTGTTTCGTTTGTGTTTTGTTCGGTTTGGTAATTATCATAATTACAGATAGTTATCTGTGTCGTTATATTGTCACAAACAAGCTCAATCATTGAATCTTTTTGAAGCAAATTTAAAAACCTTCTTACTTTAGATTTGTCCCAATTCCAACGCTTACCCCAGCTTTCTAAACTCAAAATACTTTGACCTCTTTTAACTTCGTAAAGCTTACCTTTAATTATAATTTTTGCATCAATATAATTAACATTTAAAAGAAGGTCGTACCAAGCCTCTAATTTACTGTATACACGCCTTTCACTATATAGCCAATGTTCAGTTATTGACCTATGTATTTTAATCCAGCCGCTCATATTGAATTTTTTAAAGCTTTATGTACATTAATATTTGCTTGTTCGGCATTTTTAATTCCAGATAAAAGCCTTTCATTTGTCATTATAGTAGGTAATTCTTTACCTAATTCAATGTACAATTTTTTATCCGTTAAACCATTTGAATAATTGCAACAATAATAGAATTTGTTGTTTAAATTTTCTTTTGTACATTCAATTAAATACCAATCATTTTTACTTTCCATTTTGTTAAATTTTTAAGCAATAAAAAAACCCTCGTAAATCCATAGGCTCTCACATCTACTTCATTACAAGGGTCAATAATTCCTTTAGGTTCTATGGTGTGAGAGCGAACCGCTTACAAATATAACGTTTTAATTTGAAAAAGGTTGCATCTGGTCTTTATATTTTTCGTACAAACCTATTTTTATCCGTCTTTGTATGCGTTTAACGTCGCGAAAATTGGTAGCGTCCAGAATGTCTTGGCGCAAGTCGTACCCTTTAATTTTTCTTTTGCGTTCCATAGGTACGTAAATACTTCCTTCTAAAGCTTCGCGCAGTACGTTAGTTTCTGCTATGTATTCTGGGTCTTGATAACTCATTAAGTCGGCGTGGTTACGTAGTCCGTGTATAATAGTTGCATGATTTTTTCCGAAAATTTCCCCTATTTGCATAAGGTTAAGCTGTAAGGCTCTTAACTCATTCATTAAGTAGTAACGCTTGTATATGTAAAAACGCTGTCTGTTTACTTTGGTTAGTTCGTAGTAGTCTATTAGTTCGTGTATTAGTTGCAGTCTGTCCTTCATATTTCCGTTATTTTAAATATCCCGTCGTTAAACATTCCAGTATTTAGTAAGTCCGACTTTTTCCAGTAGCACAGACTTTTAGAAGTAAATACCCATTCTTGAAGTATCTTATTTCCAACGTGGTAAGATAGTTTAAATCTCATATTTCTTGCATTTTAATTTCACAAATTCGGTTATAAAGGTCTTCGTTAAAGTTAGTCCAGTATCGGTTAATTCTGTAGCGGTTAAACGAACCAGCTATTCTCGTCGAAGTTGTCGTAGTAGTCTTCCCATTCAGAGTCATACATTCTTTTTCCGTAGGTAATAAGGTGGTCCAGCGCTTCGTCTGCGTCTGCGAGTGGTGTGTTTTCTTCAAATTCATAGTTATATATTTTAATTGTATCGGTATCATTGTACCAATTTATTACTAGTTGTATTTCTACGTTCCCTATTTCTTCGCCCGTGCGGTTGTCTAAAACACGGACTTCTATACAGCCGTTACTATCTACGTTAGTAAGCTGTTCAAATTCGAATTTACTATTTTCCATATTTTCTGTTATAAACTCCTTGTGCGTATTTAGACCAGTCGCCCTTTAATTCGTAGGTCTGTTTTTCAAGTTGGTTATTTTCCGTCTTTACGTCTAGAACTGGGTAGGTATTGGTGGAACAAAGCCACACTAACACGGACGCAATAGGTAAAAAGAAAACTAGAATATGTTTAAAGAAGTCTTTGTCTTCTTGTTCTAGTTCGCGCCATTCGGCTCTTAAGTTGTTTAGCGTTTTCATATTATTGGTTTTTAGAATTGATTAGGTTTAACATATCTACAGCGGTTACCCACCTAGCACGCGCTAGTTTAGCGGCTTCGCTGTCTTCGCCAAATACTAGCTTTGCATTTTGTAACGCTTCATAAAGCTTTGCTTGTTCTGCGTCTAGCATTAAAATAATTTCGTTCGTTGTCATAGTGTTATCGTTTTTGTATATGCAAATATATGTACTATTTCTAACCTACCAAACTTTTTAACACATTTTTTTCACATTTTTTTTATTTCCTAGTATTTACGGGGGTTACAGACGCAAAATATTTTTACATAAAATAAAAAAGCCACCCCGAAAGGTGGCCTAAAACTATGAAACGAAGACAAATTTACAAAGGAAATTTATAGCTATCTATGTTTTTGTAGATATTCTTTACGTTGTCGCGTTGTAGTTCTTCGCTTTGGAAAACTAAAATGCGCCCGCCAGTTGGTTTAACTGGTGCACCTCGTTCAACGTGCCAGCCTTTAGAGCCGTCGCCGTATTCTTCTTTATATGTTCCAGTTAACATTAAGTGTATGTTCTTATGTACGTGTTTGTAACCATTCTTCGCATTGAAAGCGGTTGTTTCTCTTACGTCGTTACGGCTAGCGTTTTCGTGAATATGGCCCATAGTAAAAACGTCGAAGTCTTCGTACATTTCTAGGGCCCTAGTAAGATTAAGCGCACCCTTTGTAACTACACCACCACCGCCAGAGCCGTGAAAGTATTTTACTTTAAAGGTTGTAAAGATGTTACTATAGACATTCTGGCGAACAATTAGCCACCCACCATAGCCGCCAGTATAAACATTCGACCCATTCTTATAGTTAAGTAGGTCTACAAAGCGCTGTAGTATGTCTGTTTCTTGGTATTTTATTATGGCTGTTTCGTGGTTGCCGTAACCTATTACAGAAATAATATGCGCGTATGGGCTAAACCATTCTACAGCTGTTTCTACAATGCTGTCTAAATACTTCGTGTTGTTATGTTCTGGTCGAATGTCGGACTTATTCCCTCGCTTGTCGCCGCGTCCTTGCATTAAACAGAAGAAGTCGCCGTTAATCATTACGGGAATGTTGTTTTCTAGGCAGTAATCTAGGTCGCGTTTTAAAAGCTTCCAGTCACACTTTGGGTTGTCCCAGTGCAAGTCCGACAGCATAGCTATTTTTACTTCTTTTCCCGAAAGGATTATTTCGTGGATGTTTTTTGCGTGTTTTTTTACAATCATAAAGGTAATTTAGAAAACTTAAGAAGCCAGTTTGTAATAAACCCAGCCCCAAAGCCTATAATAAACAGCCACAAGTTAGGCTTTTTATTTTTATTTCTTTCAGTTTTGTACTTTACGACTTCTACTTTTTCTATGAGTTTAAGCGTGTCGCGTTTCAGTCTGTACTCTATTCGTGTTTCTAGTCGCGTTTTAGGCACGTAGGAACGCTTGTAACGCACGATAGTATCTTTATGGACTATTACCCTTTCCCACGCTATAGAATCTCTTAAAACGTACGGAATTGAATCTATTGAATTTATTGTAATAGTGTCGGCTATAGTGTCGCATCTGTAACCCTTCTTAATTGCCTTACGGACGTGGTAATTAGCTGTGCAACTTGTCACAAAAATTGCCAATATTAGCGACAAAATAAGGGTATAAGCTGAAAATAGTTTACTTTTCATAAGGCTATAGCTTTAAAATTCGTGAATAAGGCAATAAGAAACTAACTTTTCACGCTTTAGTAGCTTAATCATTTGGCGATAGTTAGCAATATTGTTTACTACTTGGCAACCAGCGGACCACCAGCCGACGTTAGTACCAGCTTCTTTGGTTAAGTCGTAGGTGTTTGGGTGGAAGTTAATACCGAAATAACCTTCTTGAAGTTTGCCTTGTTCTTCGGACTTGTCGTCTTTGTCTGTGTCCCTAAATACCTTTACTTTATTTCCTAGCTGTAAAAGTGCTTCTACTTTGCCGTTATGTTTTCCGTATTTCCATACGTTATAATACCATTCGTCAGCTTTAAGTACAGCCGCGCCGTCTTTGTTTACTTTTTCGAACTGGCGAAGTGTAGGAGTTCCAGCGTTGGTAGTCGCAGAAGTTACTAGCACAAAGTCTTCGTTTTTAAATAGGTAAATCTTGTCGTCAAAGCGGTTCGGCAAGTCGTCTAAAGAACGGACACCTAGTAACCAATAGCCAGACGGAATACTTTTAAAAGACGAAAGGCTCTTAACCTTTTCAAGTAGCTGTTTGTCGGTGTAGTTTCTGACCATAAATTAAGTGTTTTTCTCCTTAATTAAGTAAATATCCCCCGCCAAATTATTAACGGGGGAACGCAAGGCAGTTCTTATGGTATGCGTCTGCGTTAAATTTCGGTTTCATCGGTTTACTAAACCAACAACTTGCACCGATAGTTATTTTAAATCTTCTATTTGCTCGCGGCTACGTTTAACAAATGTTAGGAACTTATCCCAGACATTTATACCAGTAACCGAAAAGTAACTTTCGTTAATGCTTTTTACTTCTGTTATTACACAGAAAAACGTAAAGGCTTTAGTTAAAACTAAATCAATAGCTATAAAGTGGCCTAGAATGTCAGCGACTACAAACTTTTCTAGAAGGAATATAAATACAATAGCACCAGAATAAAGTAAGCTTTTGCTTATTGTGTGGCTCAAACGTCTTGAACGTATAGAAGACCAGCCAGACTTTTTAACGCTTCGCCAGATACCGAAACACGTATCTAGAATAATAGCCAAAACTGCAATAAAAACTAGCGGCTTAACTGGTGCTAGAATAGAACACACGGCAAAAAGAACGGCTTGTAGTTTTGTACTCATTAGAAAACCATTATTGAATTATTGTAGCCGTTGTCGTTATAGCGTTGTCCACAGCGACCAAAACACGTACCTACGCAGTCGCAAGCTTCTATCTGTGGGCGTAAATCTGTGTCGCGGTTTTCTTTACTAGTGAATAACGGGAATAGGTTTTTATTTGCAAGCAACCATTTAATTAAACGGGCTTCAAAGAAAGATGCTTTTTGTGCATAATGCTCCATTCCGAAAGCTACTTCTGCACGGCTTACGCTTCCCGAGTAGTCCCCGAACTGCGTCTGCAAACCTTTGTTTTTAAGTTGGTACGAAAGCCCGAAAACTGCATCTTCTGCCGAACGCCACGCTACGACTGGCTGAATAAAACCTACTAGCGTTTCTTCGTCGTTAGTTAAGGTCTGTGTGTTGTACGCTTCTAGTAAGTGGTTATAAAAGACAGAACCCAGAATAGGTTGTACGCGTAAGTCGGACTGCGTTTTAATGTATGGCGTTACGTCTGTTACGTCTACGTTTGCAGTAATAGGCGTGTTCGTCTTTAGGTAAGTTTCTGTTATGAAGTAAATCATTACGCTACTGGTGTTTGGGTTGGTATTATGTCGCCGCCTTCTACTGGTGGTAAGCTTGCAAGCGCTCGCACTTCGTTTGTAGTCATTGTATTTAATACTTTGGTAGCTACTAAAGGGCTCATAGCATTAAGCGCGTCTTGTGTTTTACTTGCGTCGCCTTCTACTTCTACGATAGTTTCGTTAATAATTTGGAAATTCTTAACAGAAAACGTAGCAGACAAGCGGCAAATGTTCAATAGTTCTTGGAAAATTTCAGTTACTTGTTCACGTAAAGGAATAACCACGTTCTTTTCGAAAATGATATAGGCTTGTTTAATGTCAGAACCATTACCCAAAGAACCAGCCGTACGAACACCTAGTAAGATAGGGTCGATAGTATGGGCAAAGCAAATTTGTTCCGTGTTTAAGCCGCTAGCTTCTTGAAATAGTTTGTCGTTTTGGTTGGTTGGTATGCTTTCAATTTTTGGAAGTTGGTCTTGACTATTTGCAAAAAATGCAACACCTTTCCCAGCGTTAGCCGCGCCTTTCATTCTGTCGATAGTGTCGCGTAGTACTTTCTTTTCTTCTTCGCTTTGTGGGCGTTTAGGGAAAAGCATAGCAAAAGACGGGAAAATAGAGTTCTGTATATTGCTTTTTGCAAAGTATGAAAGTTCCCCAGACAAGAAAGCAAAGTTTAACGCGCTAGAATATTGCGGTAACGGGTAGTAGTCTTGTCCGATACTAGGTAATTCGTAGGCCCACAGCTGGCATTTGTCTTGACATAGTGGGTGGTAATGTTTAACTTCTTCTACATCTATTCTACTAGCCCAGTCGTCGCATAAATAGTAGCGGTCTTTTTTGTTATTAATACGTACCTTTTCTGGACTGACATTTTCGATACTTTTTACCTTGCCTTTTTCGTCAAAGTATAGTTTAAAGTAAACGCGGTTGTGTATTACTAGCTGTTTAGTTACTGCCTTTACAGACTTCGAAAGCTTCATTTTCTTTTCCCACGTATATAGGGCTAGCTTTTCTTCTGGTGTTAGCTTGTCCGTCTTTAGTTCGTAGCCAGCACCGATAGTAGCGTTAACTTTAAAGTCAACTATTGCCCCGTGTAGTGGCGAAGTAAAGTAAATCTGGTTAAGAATTTCTGGGTAAAGGTTGTCTTGTCCGAAAGGAACATAGCCCGCTATTTGGTAACGTCCGTTAACGTAAGGTAGCGACAAGTCGCCGCGTCCTATCTTACCAAAAGGCGTACTAAAAGACTGATAGCCTTCTACTACTTCTGTTTTTGGTTGTCTAAATCTGTCAAAAATTCCCATTTGTTAGTCGTATATTGAAGAAACAGAAGCGCCAGCTACCACCATACGCCCTTCTTCTATTAAATTTAGTCCTTCTGTGTTCGTGTTTTCGTCTATAGTTATAGGGTCTGCGCTTTCGAAAACGCTGTAAGTGTATTGCCCTTTAATTAGTTCTACGTCTACGCCTTCTTCTAGCGTGAATAGGTTGTATCTGGTCGGCCAGTTACTTGTATCTGTGCCTATCCAGTATATAGGTTCTACGGCGGTGTTATATTCGCCTTCGAAAACAAATAAATAAAAGGGGTCTACTAGCGTAGTAACTTCCGTAAGCGTTAAAGCAAAGGTGTTAAGTTGCCCTTTATCAATGTAAATCATAACAATATTAAGTTTTAAAAGCCTAACGTTCAAAAACACAAAACCCCCTTAAGTAGGGGGCTAGTGTTATTCGAATAAATAGGGGCTTCTTAAAGAGTAAGACCAGCAATAATAGAAGGGTCAACCTCATAAGCCAAAGATTCGTTTTCCGCAACTAGAGTAAGGCTGTATTTACTACCATCTGCACGGGATACCCCAGAGCCTTCTCCGTAAGCAGAAACTTGCAAGTAAGGGAAATACCAATATTTGCCGTTTGCGTCGCCTACAACCGCATTTAAGTATTGCTGGCCAGCGCCTAATACTTTAATGGCACGGCTTTTTTCTTGGTCGCGTCTGTGGAACATTAAGTTAATAGTTTGTGTAACGTAGCTAGAGCCGTTTACTAGGTCAATAGTTCCGTCTTCTGTGTAGCTAGAAGTGTTACGTTTGAACTCTAACGCAACGTAAGGCTGTGAATGAGTAATAGCGGTTACTTCCCAGTTCGTTCCAGTTTCGTTAGTTGTAATTGCGGTGATGTTGTCTTGTTGGTTGATTAACAAGGTATAAATACCGCCGCTGTTGTTGTCACAGCTTTTTAAGATTTCTTCGAGTGTAGCGCAAGCCATAATCTTTATATTTAATTGGTTATAAAAAAGGGCGGCGTTTTATGGCCGCCCCGTATGTTTTTAAATTGTGCTATAATTAAGCCGCGAAGCAGTCGTTATATACTACAATTTGGTCTGGGTTCGTGTAGTGGAAACCAGCTTTCAAGTTAGCACGTGTGCGGATATAAGGCTCTGCAACGCTATCTGAAAGGTTAACAGCTTTAAGCGCTTTAGCGTCGCCTTCTGCGTCAAATGCGTAGATAAGGTCAGTTTTAAGAGCTAATACCATTGTGTTAACTGGCATACCTTCTGCGAGTACGATTTTAATACCCAAGAATGTAGGCGCTAAAGGTGCAGTAACATAAGTTAAAGTGTTACCAGAAGCCGCCGCGATTTGGTAGTTAACGAATACGTCGCTAGAAACGAACAAACGAAGGTCAGCACGTTTAGCTTGTACAGCCGCTGGGCTAGCTTGAAGTACTGCTGTCATTTGAGCCAATACGTTAGAAGACGTAATAGCACCACCATATAAGCCGTTTACAGCGTTGTCAGCACAAAGTCTTTTTAAGTAGCCGTCACACAAAGAAAGAACCGGGTCTTCACTTGTAGTGTCACCTTGCCAACGGATTAACTCGAGGTCGTTACCGATACGTGCAGCCATTTCAGTCCAGTAGTAAGACATAAAAGAAGCTACAGAAAAGTCGCCGTTTGAACCTTGTGACATTTGTAATGCCAAGAAAGATTGTTCGAGGTCGAACTGGCAAATTTGAGCCATAGCTGAAAGCGCACAAACGTCGATATCAACAGCGTCTAGGTTGTCTGTAGGTGCTGTAAAGTTACAAGTAGACGGCGCAAGAATGTTACCGAAAGTTACGTTAGCTAATTTAGTAGCTGACTTAATACCAGGAAGGGTACGATAGTTGTCTGCAATGTCTTCTGTTAAATAAGCTTTAGAATAAAACTCATCTGGGTTAGGACATAACAACGCGTTTGTGTCTACGTCCAAGTCAAATTTTAGGTTTCTAATCATTGGTGTTGGTTTTTATTTTGTTTTTAAATGTTACTTGTTAGATGCGCGAAACGCTTTGAACTTGTCAAATACAGAAGACATTTTAACTTCTACTTCTGTTTCTTCTTCTTCTTTAGCTACGCCTAGTTCTTCAATTTGGTTTTTCAAGTCAGCAACCATTCCGATAATAGCGTTAACTTGTTCTTCGATGATAGGCATAACGATAGCTTTAATAGCTTCTGCGTCTGTAGCTGGGTCAACTGCCATTTCAGCTTCTGCTACTTCTTCTTCTACTACTTCTTCTTCGGTTACGCTAGTATCTTCCATAGCTACTTCTTCTGTAACTTCTTCGGTTACTTCTGCCATTTCGACTTCTTCTTTTTCTACTTCTTTAATTTCTACTACTTGGCCGTCTTTAACCACGTAGATTTTACCTTCAATTAGGTGTTCTCCATCTGGGAAATTCATACTATTTTGTTTTATATGTTTACTTAATTTCATTCCCAAGAAGCCCTCAATAGAAAAGCCTAGCTGTTCGTTTTTTACTAGCTCGTTATAATACTCTTTGTCCGTTACTTGGGCTGTAAGCATTAACGTACCTTTCGGCACTTCAATTCCGTAAGTAGTAAAAGCTTTATCTTGGGTTGGGTTTTCCACTATCCACGCTTCAAGAATGTACGCTGGTACTTCTTTGGCTTGGTCGTGTTCTAGGTTAAAGACGTTTTTGTTCTGCAAATCTTGCATAAACTTAACGTGTATTTGTTCGATAGTTTCTTCTTCGAATTGTACGTAGTATTCTCCAGCTTCGTCGTCGCGTCTATAAATTTCCATAGGAATCATTGCGGGCGCTGTAACTCTATATTTAAGTTCGTCTGAAAAGAAACGCTTTTGTACATTCTCAAACGCCATACCCTTAACTTTAATAGCTGGGTTTGACGTAAAAGCTATTTGCTCAATACCTAAATTTTCCCCGTCGCTATATTCTGGGTCTATTGTAATTTTATAAATAGGTAAGTCATTAACCATAACGATATTAAAAAAGTTCTATATTTGTTCAAAAATTTATTAACTATGGTAACAATTTTAGGAAGGGAAATACCCAACGAATTAAGCGAGTTAACTATTCAGCAATTCGAAGACATTACAGAAATTCACGCTAACGAAAAGCTAGACCACGTAGAAAAGCATTTAGAAGTTTTTAAATATATGGGTCTGCCAGACGAAATAGAAGACGTAGACTTTGAAGAATTTAAAGAGTATATCCGTCTTTTTAACACAGCGAAAAACCCAGAAGGTGTTTTATTAAAGCGTTTCGAAAACGACGGCTACATCTATCAAGCTTACGACGAAGAATGGAAGCTAACGGCCCGCGACACGAAGCTAATTGAAAAGATTTTATTTCATAAACACAAAGGGTATATTTCCGAAGTTTTAGCGGTGCTGTTTAAACGTACAGACCTAACCAAAACAGAACATTACACAGACGCGCATATAAAACTAAAGTCTAAAATAATTAGAGAAATGCCAGCCGAAGTTGCAGTCCCTTATTTGGTAGCTGTAGCTGAAACAATTAACAAACAAGTAGAACAACTTAATGAACCTACCGAATAGCTGGCACGAAGTTAAGCTATACCAGTTTAAGGAACTACGCCAGCTAGCAGAAGTTGGCGGGTTCTTTAACACACAGCTAGAAACTTTAGCTATTTTGGCCGACGTTCCTACAGAACAATTAGAAGACCTAGAAATAGAAGAGATAAGTAAGCTGTTTAAGTCGGTTAAGTGGGTACTTAATGAGCCTAAAAAGGGGCTTACAGACGTCTTAACTATAAACGAAGATACCTATATACTAAAGCCATTCAAGAAACTAACGCTAGACGAATTTATAGACCTTGAATACTTCCTACAAAACGACTATTTAAAACATATTACGCACATTGTGTCCGTGTTTTGGCGGCGTACAGAAGTAGACAAGTGGGGAAATATGCACTTTGAGCCGTACATATTTAGTCCATTCGACAGACAAGAAGACTTCGAAGAAGTAAACGTAACAGAAATTTACGGCATAGTTCCCGAATACTTAAAGTATCGTGAGGAATTTATGAAGAAATACGAAAATTTATTTCAGCAACCAGACGAAGAAGAAGACGAACCTATAGAAGCTAAAGACTTTGACAGCATAGAAGAATATAAAGCCGAACTTAAAGAACGCGAGCAAAGTAAAAAGGCTAGAAAGTGGGGCTGGGAAAGCCTACTATTCGACCTAACAGAAGGCGACATAACAAAAGTAAAGGCAGTCGGTGAACTGCCCTTAATCTTTGTCTTTAATATGTTAGCTATGCGTAAGGAAATGGGCTACCTAGACACCAGTAAACTCTAGCGGCCAGTCGAAGTTACCACCGATAGGCTCAAAGGTATAAATCAAATTACGCTTTTCCCCTAGAATTGTAGCTACTTGCAAGATAGGGTAGCGCTGTGTCATCCATTCCGTATACTGCTCGAATATTTCCGCTGTAGTTCCGTTAGCGGCTAGGGCTTCTGTAAGCTTTTTACATAGGTCGAACTTGACCATATTAATAGTACCATTGTTTAGATAGCCAAAATAGTACATTGCTAGAATTTGAATTTCTAGTTCGCCTAGCGCTGGTATCTGTGCGTTTATACGAATACTATCGTAAAGCGCGCCAGTATCTATAAGCGCTTCGCTGGCGATAATTTGCTTAAGCGTTCTAGCTATCTTATTACGGGTTTTATATTTAACGTTAAAAACGCCGTTATTCTTGTACGCCATTATTCGCCTTTAAGTGCTTTAATAAATAAATTTATATCGCTAAATTCTACTTCATGTATTGTACATGAAAGGTCTAAATAAATAACGCCTTTATCGGTTGCAACTAATACGCTATCGATTGACTGAATTAAGCTAACTTCAATTATATTTTCATTTTCATCATATATTTGGGTAGTTCCAAATAAATACGTTTCATCTTTAAATATGAATCCGTTTTGAATTGTTGCAATATTATATGTCATTTTGTATAAATTTAACACCTCTAATTTCAACTGATGTAGGAAGTGAACAAGACATTGTTACTATAAAATACCTAGCCGCTGTAACGTCAAAAGGAACTACTGATTGAGCAAAAGAACTTGTTAAGAAATCTGTATTGCTACCTAAAGACGTACCCAAAATATAGATATTACTTGACGAAATAAAAGCATTTCTTACAAAATTGTAGTAAGCGCTACCAGAGTTATTTGTGCTTGTTGCAAGCAATGTTGCTCCAGTTAAAGTGTTTGAAGAGTTAATATATATTTTGGATTGTACAGAGGCTCCGGTTGAAACAGATGCGCCTTGTTTAATTAAAAACTCAAACGAACCATTTGCAGAAAAAGTATTGGCGGGTATTAAATAACTACCTATTATTGTTTCTGAAAAAATATCTATTGCAGTTTGTAATGTAGTATTTACATATTTACGTGGACCTCCACTTATAGTTAAATTGCCACTACCTAAAACTGAATTGCCGTTAATGGTCTTAATGTTTGTGCCGCTAACAAGTGCTGCTTGTTTATTGTTAAACGTATTCCAATCAGTTGAACTTAAAAATCCATTTGTGGATGTAGTCGCTTGGTTAATTGAAATATTTCCACTTCCACCCGCACCAACTGACGCATTAATTGGGCTTGTTCCGTTTAATGTAGAAACTACAGAGATGTCGCCACTACCTAATATAGAATTGAAGTTTATAGTTTTGATATTACTGCCAGATACTAGCGTATCTTGTTTAGCGTTCAACGCTGTTTGTGTAGCTGTTGAAATCGGTTTATTAACGTCGCTAGTATTATCCACATTTGACAAGCCAACATCTGCTTTAGTTAAGTCGATATTGCCAGCTCCTAAAATAGATTGTCCTTCTATCGTTTTGATATTACTGCCAGATACCAGCGTATTTTGTTTAGCGTTTAGTGCCGTTTGTGTTGCTGTACTTATAGGCTTGTTTAAGTCGCTTGTATTATCAACGTTTGAAAGACCTACGTCGCTTTTTGTTATGTCTATGTTTCCACTACCTAATACACTTTGCCCTTCAATAGTTTTTATATTTGTCCCACTAATGAGGTCATCTTGTTTAGCATCTAAAGCGGTTTGTAAGTCTGTTTGGTCTGCAAGAGTTCCCGTAATGTCGCCCCAAGCTGTGCCGCCACCAGAAGCCGCATTTATAATTTCTTGACCCGTAATACTTTTAGATACATAACCAGTACCCGTAAATTCGGCTACTTCTACTAAATCGTTAGCGCCTAGATTAGCGCCTTTAGCTGGTAATTGACTTATTTTAATGTTTGCCATTTTTATTCTAAAATTCGTTTTTGGTTATTTTCCGTTAAACGTGTGTTCATATTTTCGGTAATTCTAAAGCCTAACAAACTAGCACCTTGAACGTAAAGCCAACGCGTTGTATTATAAAGAGAAATAGCGAAGCTGTACATTATCCTAAAACTAAAACAACTGAACCGCTAGTTAATTGAACTCCGCTAAATTGCAAATTGTTAATAGGTGTGATAATTGCACCCGCTTTAACTGCTAACGTAGCGTCTTGAATATACTCGTTTTTAGCGTCTACGCCGTTTATTTTAATACTGGTAAAAATACTTTCTTCTAGAATTACAATAGCATCTATATTTTTAGTTACCTCTATCGTAGTGTTAACGACAAACGTACCCATATTTCCAACCAATTCTCCTATTAAATTGCTACTCATAACTATATTAAATTTAATTACCTTGTTGTTTAAGTGGAACGGCGCAGTCTGTCCAGTTGTTTACAGCAAAAGTTGCAGTCATTACCCACCCAGCCGCATAGTCTAGTAGGTCGTTATTAAGTGGGTTAAAAGTAGGCGTGTCTACTAGGTCGAAGTTGTAGTTATTCGAGTTTATAAAGTACGTGTAAAGGTCGTAAAGAATTTGCTGGCAGTCGGACAGAATTACGTTAATGTTTTCCCTATCCTTCTGTATAATATCGAAGCAATAAATTTCTAGAATAAAGTCGTTCGTGTTTTCGGTGGCTAGTGCAGAAACTGGAACTATAAAAACAATAGGGTACTTTTCGTCCTTTGTGGCGAAGTTAAACATTTGTTCTTTGAAGTCCGAACCTACCTTCTTGACTTGTACGTGGTTGTTATAGAAGTCCGTAATTTCGTTTATAAGTGCTTGGTAACTTGTCATAATTCCGACCCTTTTTTGATTTTATCTATTTTGTTTTGTGTGCTAGTTATGTCTGTTTCACTTACTACAGCTTGAACTACTATATTCTGGTTCGTGTTTGTAACGCTTTGCGGTGCGCTTGCTGTGTTAAGTTGGTTGCCTTGACCGAATAAGTTAACCATAGGGACTGCCGCCGCTGTCGAAGTAGTACTACTTGTACTAGACGGGTTCGAACCACCGCCAGAAACACTACCAGCTGGGTTACTTAAAAGCTGTTTAGCCTTAACCATATTGGTAGTAATTTGTAGAATACCACTAGCGAACTGGGCCGCACCAGCTAGACCACCAGTAAGCCCGTTATATGCGTTGGCGTTTGACGCCGCAACAAGTGAACTAATAGCTTTCGCTGTGTCTATACCAATTTGTACTAACGCGCTAGCCTTGTTAATCTTTTCTAGTTTCTTCTGGTCGTTTGTTACTAGGGTTGCTAGGTTTGTAACTGCGTTAGCGTAGTCGCCTATCGTACTTATTTTTGCGTCGCGTACTTGTTTGGCGGTTTCTATTTCTGCTAGTGCTTTGGCTTTAGCGTCTGCCGCTTCTTTATCTTGAATGGCTTTAATTTCGGCCGCGCGTTTTTCTTCTAGCGCTTTGGTGTCTAGGCCGTATTGCTCGGCTAACGCTATCAACTCAAAGTAACGCGTTTGTATTTCGTCTAGCTGGCGTTCTGTGTCCGACATAGTTAACAAGCGTAGCTGTTCTTCAAAGTCTTCTTGTTTTTGTAGCTGTACGTTTTCGTTATCTTTAATTGCTTGCTGTATTCTAGCTTGTCTTTGCTTTTCAGCGTCTGCTTGTAATTTAGCCCCCTTGTCAAGTTCAGCTTGTTTCTGGCTTTCATATAAGGCAGTTAAGCGGACTTTTTCCGCACCAGTTAAGCTTTCGTTTTTCTTTACGTCTTCTATTAGTCGTTTATACTTTTCGTTTATCGTAGCTATTTCGCGCTCGTTGTCGTTTTCTATTAAAGCTATTTCTATATCCTTAATAGTACGCTGGGCGTCTAGTCTGTTTTTAGCGTAGGCCTTCTGGGCTTCTAATCTTTTAGCCGCGTTTTCTTTAGCCTTCTGCGCTTGTTCTGCGTCGTCTGCAATTTGGAGTAGTCGTTGTTCTTTACGTCCTTCCGAAAGTATTTTCTTTTCGGCTTCCATTTGTTCGCGTAATTTCTTACGGCGTTCTAGGTTGTCTTTAGAAGCTATCTTTTGTAAGTAGGCGTATTCTTTTTCAGCTGACCTTAAGCGGCCTTCTGCTTCTTTATTAATTGCTTTACTCTTTGCTATTTCTAAATTCGTGGTGTCTTTGCCAGCGGCTTTAGCTTTAGCTATTTCTATGTCGTAAGCGCTACTTATTTTCTCCGTTCTTTTCTTTGAACTTTCAGCGGCCTTTTCGTTAGCGGCTTGCATCTTTTTGCCGTTTTCTTCGGCGGCATATTGCGTAAGTCCTAGCCAGTCTGTCAGTCTTTTAAACGCGTCTATAATGGCGTTAACTGGTATCATTAAAACGTCAAACGCTTTTTGAAGTACACCTATCTTATTTAGGAATACAACTATACCAGCGACTATTGCAATAATAACAGCGGCTAATAAAAAGATAGGGTTTGCAAGTATCTGTGCGCCAAGCTTTACGAAAGCCCCGCCCAAAGTTTTTACCATTCCCGTAATGCCTTTAAGGGCCCCAGAAATGTCAGCTTTGCCTATCTTACCTAGATTGCTTGCGAAGACTTTAGACTTTTCGCTAGCTTCTTCGAAGTCCAAAGACATTAAGCTAGACTTTATTCCGTCGAATGAGTTGCTAATCTGTTCGAATTTAGACCCAGAAGCGAACACGTTTACAGCGTCGTTAGCGTCTTTAATTCTATCGGTTAGTTCACCCGCCTTTTTAGCTAGTTCTTCTACGCGTGCTGGGTCTGTAGCCGCCGCTATTTCAGCTTTTAAACTTCTTAACTCGGCCTTCATTGAGCCGACGCCCGTAAGTTTTAAAGGTATTTGTACTTCATTCATAACAATATTAGCCTTTTAGTAGGTGCGAATTTCTAGAGTTGTGTTATTTAGTATGTCGTCTTCGTGTGCGTGGCCAGAAGTGTTACAAGTAATTACTACTATATTGCCGTCCGTGTTAATGTAGGCGCTAGTTAAATGGTCGTGGTTTACGTTGTTAATCATTACGTAAGTAGTGGACTGGTCTAGCGCTTTCGCTGGTGTTCCTAAATATTCCCCGTCGTTAGTTCTAGTCCACGTAATGTCGCCTATATTGTTAGCTAAAATAAGCGCTTCTGGTGCGTTTGTTCCCGTTTGGGTAAGGTTAGCTATGTACGAAGTAGTTTGCGTGGCTATGCCGTTAATTCTAGGTGTTATTATTCCGTCTTCGTTTAGCGTCTTGTCGTCGCCTATTACCACACCCCTAACGCCTTGCGCTATTGTGTTACGTGTGCCATAAACTGCAACGTCTGCGCCTTCTAGAATTACGTTAGTCGTAGCCATACGCGAAGTATAAACAGAAGATAAAGCTACTTGCGTAATTACACTAGGCGATGTAGTGCCGTTGTTTGTAATGAATGGCGCTAGTTCTAGTTCTGTGTCTACGCTTATTAGTTCTACTTTGGTTAGTCCTTCCGTGTTTGCGTTGTAGTCTATAACCTTGTTAATGTTCCACCAGCTGTTGTCTATGCGTATCTTATCATTAAGTTTTAAGTTATGAATGTCGCCTTCGTTCAAGTGAAAAAACGCGGTAAGCATTTTGCCTTCGTTAATTTGATTAATAGTCCTACGCCAGTACATATTGTAAAGCGTGTTATTAGTCAAACTTTGAAGGTCGTAATAGTAGAAGTCGTTAACCCCGAAGTTAATATCAAAGCTAGGTGTAAGCGGGTCGTCAAAGTGGGTAATAGCTGGGTACGTCTGTACGTTGTAAGTTCCATTAATACCCCCGTCTATTAAGTTGTAGAAGCCGCACGACTTAACACCTCCGTCGTAAAGTATGCGTATGTTCGTCTTTGGCGCTTGTCCGTCTATCATTGGTACGACAGCCCCGAAAGGCGTTTTCGTTATAGGTGTCGGACTGAATATAATTTCTTTGGTGTCTATGTCGCGGACGTACTCGCTGTTAAATATGTATTCTTGTTGGCCGTATACTTCCCTAGTGGTGTCGTAGTACAGCGTATTTGGTGTGTCTTTGTCTTGTTTGTAAGTTAAGATTAAACGCTTACTGCTAACGTCTGGTAAGAACTCTAGATTTTGTTCGCGGTCTTTTGCTAGTTTATACGTCCAGTCTTTCTCTGTCCCTTCGTCGTAGTATTCGTCGCGATGTTTTAGTATAATGTTAGTAGGTTGTTCTGGGTCTACGTCAGCGAATAGGTTGTACATCGTGAAGATAGACTTCACAAAGTCGCTTTGCTTTATCTTTTCTGGAACATACTCATTCATATTTAAGAAACCGCCTATAGGTTGCGTATTCGTGTTAGGCAGTATTTCTAGCTTTATGTCTATAATGTCTATGTCTATGCCTACTTTAGTAGCAGTTCCAGTCGCGTCACGCCAGTAATTAAAACCAGTCTGCCAGTTTGACTGCAAGCCAACTTGTAACTTAAGAAGGTCGCCAGTAGAAATATAACCAGAAGGGCTAGTAATAGCTATGTTCGCATAAGTACCAAATATAGTAGTTCCAGACGCTAGGCCAGAATTTATTGTTATAGGTGTAAGCGTACTTATCGAACCTTGTAACGCTGGGTTAACAGCTTTAAGGTATGGCGTAAAAGTTCTGGCTTGCGGTACGTATGTTCCTATTTGGGAGTTAAAGACGTAAGGCTGTACGGGGTTTGGGTTTGAATGTGAAAACGCTACTTCGTAAGTAATTGTAGCTTTGAACTCATAGCCTTGTGACGCTACTGGGTCTGTGTCTGTCGGCGCTGTGTAAATTCCCGTCGCTGGGTTAAACAAGTTTTGCGGGTCTTCTACTTCTGTCCAGTTGGCTATGTCTTGAACAAATGGCACAAAGCCTCCGTTTGCTGGCTGTGCATAGGTTGTAGTATATGCTGTGTTCGCTACTACTTTAAAGTCGTCCCAACCTATCTGGTTTTCGTCCCCGTTATACGGAATAAGTAACTTGTCGAAGCGGGCTTCTTGTAAGTTTGGCCAAGTGTAAGTAAAGCCAGCATTTGCAAATATCCTATCGAAGTAAGTCTTCGCGTAGATAGCGGGCTTAAGTTGGCGTATGTGGTAGTTAATAGTTCCAGCTATAGAGTAAGGCAACACGTATTTAAAGCCGTTTGCTTCCGTATTTCCATAGGTTGCTATAATAGTGCTACTATTTGAGTAGTGGTTAAGGTCGCTAAAGTCTATGTCTGTCAGTTCGGCGTTAGTAATAGCCGTGAATAGTTCGGCCTTTGTGTCTTTTATTAACACTTCATAGTTAACAACTTGTTCGTGTGCGTCCGTGTTCTGCGACTTGTTCACACTTACTAGCTGTAAGATAGCGTCTTCTAAAATTATAACGTCATTCTGTAGGACTTGACAACGTGTAATTTTTGTAAGGTCGAAAGTACCCGCTTGTATGTTTACATCGTAGTAGTGATTTAATATGCGGTTATTATTATCTGTCGCTGGTAGTACGATAGTCTTTGAGAATGTCCCAGTTCGTTTGGTTATGTCGCGTATTTCGCCAACTGAAAAAGTAATCGGAAAATTTACATCGGGGCGCACGTCTAGCACGCCACTATCTAAAACTATTTTAACCATTTATTGCGTCGTTATTTGCAAACTTCACGTTTATAGTTTGCTTTATTAGGTTCTTATTTCGTTGTTTAAATACCTCGTAGCTGTTAGTCGTTACAATGATAGGCACGTACATTGTACTTTCGGCAATATGAACTAAACAGCCGTCTTCGTCTAGAATTGGCAGTCCGTCTTCTGTCGTTACGTATTGAACAACTTTTAGGAAACATTGAGGGCTTGTTACCAGCTCTTCGAAATACTCGGCCATATCTTGGGTCATGTAGTTACTATTTAACTCTAGCGTCTTTACATTGTTAAAGTTCATTGTACTAAAGCCGAACTCTTGATAATTGTATGTCCATTGACCACCGCTAACATAGCCCGCTACATCTTGGTTGTACTCCTCGCGGGTTATTTCGCCACGTTCGTAACTTTTAAGCTGAAACGCGAAACTAGAAAAGGACCCCATTCGGTCTAAAAAGACAACGTCGTATTCACTAATCTGTGTACGGCGGTCTATGTCTATTCTATACTTGCGGCTCTTTTGCGTTCCGTCCTCAAACCAAAATTCGTAATAGGTAGTGTCGTCTTTTATTAATGGCAACGTACCAACCGAAGGTGTTAATGTTCCGTGATTGTTCGGGCCTACTGCTATTTGTTGAATTGCCGCGTTTGTTACTATGGTCTTACTAAACAATTCGCCGTTTGAATTTTCAAATACTATTTTTTTACCGACCCTTGCGCGGGCGTTTAACCATAGGTCTTGGGCAATAGTGCAATAGAAATTCGTTAAAGGTTGGTTTGTTAGCCAGTATTTCGTCGGGTCGTTTAGGTTATATTCTTGGTTGTCCCAGTAAACAAATTCAGTCCAGCGTCTAGCGCCATTAAACACGTTGCTACTTGTTAATGTCTGTATATTATATGTAACTATCTTGCGGTTGTCGGCATAGGTTACGACGCCGTCTATATTCGCGTTGGTTACGCTAGACCATAGTACACCTATTTCGAACCATGTAGCCGAAGCGTTGGTTACAGAATGTAAGCCCTCTACTAACGGGTTGGCCGTACCGCCGTCCGCTTGCGTTATGTTTATTTGGTCGCCTATTGCGAACGTGTTTGAAACGTTCACGCGAACAAACCCGCCAGAGTTTGTCAAGGCCGACGTGTAGCTAAACTCTGCTAGATATTCTTCGCCCGTCTTTACTTGGTATCGGTAAATTGAATTTACAGCTTCTTGGTCTAAAGTTACCGAAGGGTCAAAGTCCCAGCTTACATATGAACTTAAGAACTTTGATAGGTCAATTTCGCCGTAACCAGTATTATATGCTGGTAGAATTTTAAATCGTCCTATTCGTGTCGCGCCGTTATATACGTCGAAAATGTACTTGAAACCCGTATTGTTTTTATTCGTGCTGTCAATAATATACTTAATAGGGTTGTAAGCGGGTGTAAATGTTTGCGGTTGTGCTATTGTAGTTTGTGCCATAACAATATTAATTTAAGGCGTCCGTCTTTATTTAGAACGCAAAGTAGCTGTCATCTGTAAAGTATTGTTCTTTAATGTAGGTAGTCGCATACCTTACGGCGTCCATAGCGTCATCGAATAGCTTTACTGGTTCGTCCGTTATGGTGTCGCCTATCTTTTTCCACTTGTAGTTTTGGTATTCTTTTTCTAGGTTCTTATCGTTAATGGCAAACACCCCGAACGTCTTAACGTTGTCTATACCTTTCTTGACCACCTTGTTTGCGTTTAGAACATTGTAGCCCGCGTTGTTCATTTCGGCAATAATTTCTGGCCGTGCGTAGTCCGCTATTATTTCGGTTTCTTTCTCTATGTCTAGGCTAGCCATTCTGTCTATGAGGTTCGTAGTAGTTAGGTAGCTTTCGTATATTACTGGTTCTATGAATATGTCCTTTTCGTGCCAGTACACGCGCATTAACGCAGTCGGGTGGTTGTAACCAAAGTCTAGGCCGTAAACGTATTGGGTAAAGCGTGCGGGCCTATGAGGTAAGAAGGTCCAGTTTGAGTAGATATTAGACTTACTTATAGCGTGTTCACCTAGTGCGTAGATTTGATATAGCGCTTCATCGGTTCGCTTCAAGTCTTCTATCTGGCGTTTTATGCTGTCTGGTAAAAAGGGGTTGTCTTTATACGTGGACTTTATTAGTATGCTTTCGTCTTTTGGTAGTTCATAAAGCCAGCTTGTACTATCGGACGGGTTATAATCAAATATTAGCTTGTCTTCTGTACGCATATTCAGCTGGGTAAAGTCGTCGTAGAATAGTTCGTTCGCTTCATTACACCAAGCTATAGAGCGCTTGCGGCCGCGTATTTTCTGCTCGTCGTCAACACTAAAGAACTCAACTATAGACCCGTTCGGAAAAGTGTAGATATGTTCGGACATATTGTGACTAGCCTTGTCGTATATGCCAGCTTCTTTAAGTACTTCTAGAAAGTCACGCATAGCTGTAGCACGTAGCGCTGGGAATGTCTTACGAATGATTGAAACTACTTTATTTGGGTTCTGTAGGCAGTAGACCATTATAAGCTGACAAAGGCTGAACGTCTTACTGGAACGCGAGCCACCCTCGTTAATGATAAAACGCGCCTCGTTGTTATAAAGCGCGTCGTAGTTACGTTCGAATACTATTGTAGACTTCAAGTCCATTACTCTAGTTCTTTGGTGTCTGGTCGAATAATGCTAATCTTAATTTCGTTTATGTTTTCGCCGTTGCTGGTTACGTCCGTCTTTTCGGTTAGGTTGTTTAGGCGTTGAGTAATTGACGGGTTGTACTGGCCAACCATACCGCCTTCTATCTGGTCTTGGCGTATTGCCTTCTTTATACGTTGGCAGACCCCGCAATAATCTTCGTACGCCCCATTCGTATTTCTAAAATAGTGGTCTAGTGTTACGCCTTGTTCGTAGCCCCAAACTTCAAAGCCTTCGTATGTAAGTGGTACGCGTAGCTTTTCTTGTACTACTTTACCGCTTTGTAGGGCTTTGTCTATTACTCTAGGGTTGGCGTGTACTTTCTCTTTGTAGGCTTCGAACATTTCCCATAGTTTCTCTGGTGTTTCTATGTATTTATGCTTTCCCATTGTTCGTGTTTTTAAAGTGGTCTAGGAATTGGTCTTCTGTTAGTTCTTCTACGCATAATAGCGTTGGCATATCTGTAAGGTAGACTATAACGTGGTTTTCGTCTTTACGTAGTTCTTCTTCTATGCACTTTGCCAGTGCAGACATTCTGTGGCCCATATCTATAAGGTAATAAGCCACCTATTTTTCGTTTTTAATTTGTTCGAGTTTACGCTGTGCCCATTCTATTCCTTCGTCGCCTCCCCACGCTAACCACATTAAGCGCCCGCACCCGTCGCCTAGTTCTTTCTGGCTGTTTTGTCTGTGACGTTCGAAGCTGGCCATTCGTGAAATAGTGTCTTCGCTTATTGGTTCGTTTTTTGATAGCTGGTTTGCTCTTTGCTTACCTACTGGCGTACCACACGAACCCCAGCCGTTTTCTTCGGCGTACCTTAATGCAATTTTTGCATTTTCGCTAGCGGCTTTTGGGTAGTCTGTGTAGGTCTTTTCAGCAAAAGACTTCTTATATAGGCTTAAAGCTTCGCGTTTGTGTGTGTCCCATACTCTATTACATACGGCATAGCGTTGGCTTTCGTCTGGAAATGCCCCTACGCTTTCTTCGTCGGCCATACAGCGCTGTAAGAACTTGTCTTTACCTTCGCCTTTAATTGGTTGTGGCATTGTTTCTGCGTTTTCGTGTTTTCTTAATAACTGGCTTTGGTTCTTCTACAGCGTCAGCTTGCACTACTTCTTGGTCGATGCCCGTGTAGCTAATTGTTTGGGCTTCCTTTTCGAATAAGTAGCCTAGCCCTATGCTTTGGTAGTATGTAAAGCGCTTAAGGTCTATTTTGTCTACTTCTACGCGTCGCTGTCCTAGAACGCTGTCATAGGTAATGATAGTCTTACCTTTGTATTCTTCTTTAATTTTCATAGTCCGTCTTTTTCTATGGTTTCTATAATCTGTGAAATGCCGCCAACCGCAACCAGTAAGCCAGTAACGAAAAGCGCGTGCTTAAATTCAGCCAAAGCTATTAATACGCCTATTGCTGTAACTATTAGGCCCGTTGCTATGTTTGTTTTATTTGACATTTCTATAACTATATTCGAGTTCGCGAAGTTTTTGTTTCAAGTTCCTTATCATATAATGGGCTGACGTTCTAGGAATGTCGAAAAAGTCGGCCATAGATTTAGCTGTCTGGCGTTCTTCTATGAAATAGGCTTCTGCTATCCGTTTTTCTACTGGGTCTTTAACTTCCGACATATATTTCTGGATGCAGTACTTGCGTAGGTTGTAACGCGCTTCTATTTCTATTTTATCTAGTATGTCCGTGTCTTCTGGTTCGTCTACTATAATAGGTTCTTGGCTGTGGCAGTCGTCTTGTTTGTGGCTTAAAGACGTTGGCCATAGTATCTGCATCTTTATACTATTCAGTAAGTAGCTTTTTACGCTATTTTCGTCCGTTTTTTCGGCTTCTATGGTTACGACGTGTAAATAGGCATTGTTTATAATGGTGTCCGCCTTTAACATTGAAAGCTTTATGTTCTTGTAATTGTTGTAAGACGTCAATAAGTGGTTAGTGTAGCGCCTAACCTCGTCGTAGTTCTTACTTATGTAAGCGTCAAGCGTATTTTTGATACCAGACAAGGAACTCATTATAAAAATTTAATCTGTCTGCGTGTGCGCATAAACAGCCGTTTTCTGGTTTGCCAGTTGCTTGCACCCTAATTTTCTGTAGCTTCTTTAGGTGTAGCTTACTCAATTTGCTAGGGCTTAATATTTCTAGCAGTCCTTCTATTTCTAGTTTTTGAGCTTCTGTAAGCATAAATCAATAGCGTATGTTGACAAACTAACCAAACACGCGACTAAAAACTGACCAGAAAGTAACCACGTAGACCAAAAGCCCACGCATTTAGGACAGCCAAAAGCGGCGTGTATGTAAATTGTAAAGGAATTAAGCGGCAACTTACTAAAAATGTAGTCAAGTAATAGCTGTATAGGTTCAAACGTTATCAGAAACCAGCCTAGCGCTATGTAAAATAGTATTTCCATACTCAAAAGTAAGGTTATTTATATTTGTATTTCAACAAGTTATTAACAAAAAAGCCCCAGTTACGGGGCTTCTAGTAGTAGTTAGTAGTTTAGTGTTCGTTACGTATTAAATACTCGTCTAGTTTTATGGCTGTCTTTAGCGAAACGTCCTTACCTTGCAGAAAATTGTTGATTTGGAAAGGGTGAAACTTACCAGTATGGGCTTTTATTTCGTCTGCTATCTGGTTACGTGTTTTGTACCTTAAAACCTCGCGTAATTTGTTACGTAGTTCTGTGTCGTTAATGTTCATAACTTTTTAAAAAGGTAGGTCATCGTTTGGTAATAGCGGCTTGTGCTCCATTTTTTCGGGTGCTACATACGGCTCGCTAAAAGACAGCGAAAAGAAGCTTTCGCCTTTTTGTGTTTGCTTAACCCATACCGCTACGTCCATTTCTTTGCCATTTACTACGCAGTTACCCTTGTAGTCTGGGTGGTTAGGCATTTGCTTGTAGTTGTTTTTAAAAATTGCACCAGAATTATTTTTCTTTTCCATTTAAAATATATTAAAAATTACTGATAAAGTTAGTGCTATCAGTATTGCACTTATTAAAATCATTGTTCCTAATGCAGCCATTTCTTCGCGTTTGTTTTCTTTGTCTAGTTTCATAGCTTTTTGTAGTTTTCGGCGGTATCTAGGTAAATTTCCCATTCCTTGTCTGTGTAGGTTGACATTACCTTAAATTCGTCTTCGGTTAGTTTTTCTGTTCTGTACTTTTCGATACCAGACTTGTACTTAAGTCTTATTGTAAAGGTTCTGTCCCAAGTATTTGGCTTTGCTGTTAGTTCGTAACTCATCTTATTCTGATTTAAAGGTTAAAAAATCCTCGTCTTTCCGAGGTGTCAGCGTTCTATATCTATTGAGAAGTTCCGCCTATACTCATTTTGATTTATTTAGTTCGTGTTTAAATGAATTTTTGAAATTGTCTTGGCAACTATGATTTTTGCCACGCATATAATCAAATTGTTCTTGTTTTCTTTGGTAGCCATCATCAAACCCTCTTGTGTATTCTGATTGTTTCTGCTCCTTCTCCATTTCTTTGGCTTGTTGAATAGATTTTTTTATTAAATCTAAATCTGCTCCACATTCAATTAATTCTTCTAAATATTCTACTGCTGTCATATTATTT